TACAATAAACACATCACTCACATGCATTATGTGGTGGCGGCGACCTTCGGCACCCATTTTAGGGTTTTGCCGGGTCGCGGCTGACGTTGATCGTCAGTCTTCGCAGCGCTGCGGACGTTCTTTCCTCCAGGGAGGCTATCACGTTTCGTCGGTTCGGGACCAGGGTCCTTGCGACGTCGGGGGCGCGAGCGCTGTTTGGCTCGTCCGTTAGAGGGAGCCGGAACAACTTCTGGTTCCGGTTTGGCTTCCTCAGTCGGGACGCTGCTAGTCGATGTCTGCTTTGCCGGCTGGACATCACCGTCAACAACTGCCTCAACGGCAGCTGGACTAGCGGGCTTGGGTTCGGCGCACAGTGGGGCCGCCAAGAGATCATTGAGACTCCGGGTGGCGCTGAGCCAGTCTCCAAAGAGCTTGCGGTCGAATTCTGGAAACTGAGTCGAAAACTCTGCGTCCATCCAACCGTCGGCATTGCTGTTGGGAAACTGTTCTGAGGCTTCGAACTTCGACCACCATGATCGCACACCGGCGATAGGGGTGGTGTTCTTGCCTCCTGAGCGCTCGACGGCGAGCTTTGCGAGCTCGCCGAGCACGGGCGTGTTTGCATCTGTGGCGACGAGACCGAATGCTTTCTCCACCAGTTTGCTGCTAGGCGTGACCCCAGCTGGAAGGCGAACTGTGACGTGGAACTTGGAGAGTTGTCGTTTGACATCACACATAGAGTCAAGACGTCCTGTCCACACGTCGGGTGAATAATAGCGAGCCAAGAATGTGACTCCTCGGTCCCCGCGCTGTACAACGCCCGCTTCGAGTACGAGGCCAACTTTGGTGGCTGCCCACTGGTGGTTGGTGACAGACAGGTCAGCGTCCAGTCCATCATCACCAAGGTGGATTCCAAGGGCATCAAATGCTTCCTGGGAAGTGTATCGCCCCCCATCGGCACGGTATGAGTTCCGGAAGCCGAGGTAGGCGGTAAAAGCAGCTCGTAGAGTTTGCGACGTGCTCGTTGCAGAGCAGCCAGATCCATGTGAGGGTCCTTGTTCGAACGTTGTCCCATGAGGGAGAATTCCGATATTGTCGGCGTTCGTGTTTAGTAAATCGTTTAGCACAGCCCGGTGGTTCTTAAAGGCCTTCATAAAAACCATCCGGTCGACCTGGCGCAAGGCGTGGGTGATTGTCCCATCCATACGATGGTAGTCAGACACGTTGACCATGGCGGCATCCTTGCAGATTTCCGCCACGCGCGTCGCCACCTGGAGGGGCGTCTTGCCGGG